GGTTTCCGTCGCTACCGTGGGCCAAGCCGGGGCCACGCCCATGCGCGCGCACATCGCCGAGATCACCGCCAAGGTGATCATCCGCAGCGACACCGACCCCGACCAGCTCCCCGCCGACCTCTACAGCCAGATCGCCGAGTTCATCCACTCGGAGGATGACCTCCTCGACCTGGCCATCGAGCTGTTCACCCTCCCCGCGGATCTCAGTGGATCGGCACCACATTGACGAGACCCGGCTGGTCACCCGCAGGTCAGCCCGCGATCAGATCCACCTGGCCTGGAACTACCGCTGTGCCTACTGCGGCGATCCACTCGGCCGGAGCCCCACGCTGGACCACGTGGTGCCGAAGGTCCACGGCGGTCTGACGGTGCGGGAGAACCTGATCAGCTGCTGCCTGATGTGCAACAGCCAGAAGGGCCACAAAGACTGGATCGACTGGTATCGAGCCCAGCCGTTCTGGTCCGCGATGGGCGAGTGGGCCATCGCGCGCTGGGTTGCAGGGGAGGGCTAAGATTCCAGTCCAACGATTTCATCGCTGGGCATTCCGCAGTGTGGAGGCTGCGGTGAGGCGTGCAGGCGCGAGAGCCGGCGCCACCTCCACACCCCAATCACGGCAGGATCTTCGACGCCAGCCAGAGCGCCAGGCCGCACGCCACGGCGTAGCCCACCAGTAGCTCGATCATCAGGTGCAGCGTCATCAGTCGGGCAGCGGATTGATCACGGCATGATCGCCGATCACGCTCAGCGCTGCACGGTTGTAGGCCTGCGCCGCCTCGAGCTCGGTGGCGAACATGCCGAGGTAGTAGCGCCGGCCCCGGTAGCCCAGTGCAGCGCGCCATGGCAGCTTTGGATTGGTGCTGCGTGAGACGCCTCTGTACTGGCTCGAGGCGTTGGCGCGCCGTGGCCGGTTGGCCAGCGAGAGGTAGTAGGCCTCTCGGGTGGTCGTGCAGTTGAAATACCCCATAGGGTCAGCGAGCGAGAAGGTGGTCGAGGTAGATCTCGGCCTGCCAGAGATCGGAGCTGTACCTGCAGTAGCCGTTGGCGCAGCTGCGGTAGTAGAGCTCCCCACCACCAGCGGGCTCGAGCGTTTCGATGTAGCCGGTGCCGCGGTCAGTGCGGCTCAGGACGATCGGCGGGTTCATAGATGTCACACCGCGCGGCAAACCTGCCACCAGTCTGGCGAGCCTCGGGGAAGCCGAGCGTGCAGGCCTTGCGGCCCGGTTCCCACTGCAGGCAATCCCAGCACATCCGCGGCGAGCTCGCCGGCCTGATGTGCAGCACCGCGGCCTGGTAGATGCGCTGAGCGCGCAGCAGCGCCTCCTGCAGCTGGATGGTGCCCGTATCAGCCTCCAGTTGGTGCTCGGCTCTGGGGCCGAGGTTCACCCGACAGTGCCACGTCCGGTCTGCACGATCGCAGAACAGCAGCAGCCGGCCGGCATGAAGGCTGATCATTCGAACTCGCCGTAGGCCGGTGAGTGATAGAGCCGCTCGAGCAGATGCGAGGCCGGCTCATCCTGCTGGCCGCTGGTCACGTAGCAGGCGACCTCATCGCGCTGGTCCGCGGCGACGAACACCTCGGGCCAGTGCAGCTCCTTCACCACCACCAGGCTGGTGCGGTGGCTGCGCACCAGGATCCACAGCGCCAGGCGCTCGATCAGGTTCAGGCTGGGCAGCTGCATCATGCCTCCAGTTTGCCGAGCAGGCGGCGGAGATACCACTGCGCCTTGGCCAGCGAGACGCCCTCGCCCTTCATCCGTTCGCGCCAGGTGTACTTGATGATGTTGCCCTTGCAGTAGCCGCGGAACTCCTCCGGCGTGAGCGCGGCCTCGATCGCGTCGATGCACTCGATGCCGCCCTGCTTGTAGTGGTCCGGGTTGATCTGGTCGGTCATTCGGTGAGCTCCCAGTAGTGGCTGGCCAGTTTCGTCACGATCTCACGCGCGGCGATCAGTTCATTGAAGAACTCCTGCGTCACCGCATACTCAGTGCCGCGGTGGCCGCAGTCGTAACACTTGCGGCGCTGACGGCGCACCTGGCCGTCATAGCTGCGCTCGGAGCTGTCGCACCTGAAGCGCCCACCACATTGCGGGCATTTCATCTCGGTGAACGGGCTAGGCATCACCGCCACCGGCCGAGCAGCTGCTGGCGGCACACCTCGATCGCCTGCTGCGCCTGCTTCTGCGTCATCACCGACTCGGTGGCATCAATTGCGCGCACCACGTTGTCCAGCAGCTCGGGGTAGTCGGTGTCGCGGAAGTTGGCCGCCATCTCCAGCGCGAACTCCTGCCACAGCCCGGTGTAGGTGCAGCGAAGCGGGTGGCCGTAGGGCAGGTCATCGCGGCCGCTGCGCTGATACAGCGCCTCGAGCATGTCGGCGCGCTGCTGGTCGAGTTGGACGCGGTTCATGGTTCTAGGTGTTGGCGGAGGTAGAGCAGCTCAGCGCAGAGCTGCTCGCGGTTGCGGATGCCGGCCACGGTGCGCAGCTGATCGATGCGGATGTCAATCAGGCTCACCAGCCGGTGGCGCTCATCCTGCTGGCCCTGGCGGTAGGTCCCGCTGTCGGTGATCAGCTGGCTGATTCTCGCGCGCATGTCGGTCATCCCACCACCTCCACGGCAGCACCGGGCCAGCGGGCCTCGGCGTAGCGGATGGCGGCGCGCTTCGTCTCGGCCTGCGTGATCCACGTCATGGGCCGGGCGCCCTTGGGATAGACGATCAGGCGGAACTCCTTTGTGCGGGCCTTGGGCCGCGGGCGGCTGATGCCTTCGCCGTGCTGGCTCTGGTTCGGTTCGTCCTGCCACTGCCACGGCAGCATTGCTCCGGTGGTCTTAGCCATGGGTGATCGGGTGGGTAACGGTTTCGGAGTCCAGCCATTCGAGCTCAGACCACCACTGCAGCCACGTGTCGGCGGCGATCAGCTTGGCCTCGGTGAGGCTGGAGGCCAGCACGCACTCCAGCACGTTGGCGGACTTGATCTGGAAGTAGAAGCGGCGCTCAGTCATCGGGCAGCGCCTCCAGTGCGCGGCGGATGGTGTCGTTGTCCCAAGTCATCAGACAGGTGTCGTGCATCCGCTCCAGCGCCTCCAGCGCCTGCTCCTTCAGGCTCTGCGGCTTAGGGCGGCGTGCGGCGCGGAGATCAGACTCTTCAAGCCCCCAGTTATCCATCAGCGCGCAGCACGCCTCCAGCTCCTGGTCGGCGCCCCATTGGGCGGCGCGGTGGGCGATGAATAACTCGTATGCCCAGTTTTCGTCGTTGCTTTGAATAGGGCTAGCAGCTGACCACTGCTGCACCAGCTTCGCCGGTGGGGTAATGGGGTGGGTCATGGCTTCAGCGGCTGATGCTCAGCGGCGCAGTTGTGGTGCGCCTTGGCGGCCTCCTGTTTGGCGGAGTCGTAGCCGGCGGCGTAGAGGCAGAACAGCAGCACCACGATGGCAATGCGGTTGATGATGGGGTTGGAGATCATCATGCGAGCGCCTTACGGACGCGATAGCGGGACAGGTTGAGGCGGTTGGCGATCTGGTGCTGGCTGAGGCCGGTGCGGCGCAGGACGCGCACGCGGCGATCATCTGAAGCGGTCAGCCAGTCGATCACGGCGACCAGAAGCAGCATTGGGATCAGCAGCTTCCAGATCACCAAGAGAGTGGTGGTGAGCATGGGTGGAGAAGCGGTGGCCTCATCGGCCGTGCGCTAATCATGGCCCACCGCCGGCAGCGCATCATCCCGGCTGTGACAGTTCTTCACATTGGCGCGGCTTCGGTCCCACCTGCCCCACCTCCACGTGGCTCAGCGTCAGCGTCACCGGCACCCGCAGCACCGGCTTGCTCGCGTGCCCCGAGCACCACCCCACCGCATACCGGCTCACCTCCGCCTCGGCTGTGAACCATGCGTGGCCGCAGTCCAGGCACACCCGCCGGCGCACCGTCTGGTCGGCGGGCTTGCTATTCGTCACCGCCGCCCGGTGGCGGGGGCAGCTGCACTTCGGGCAGATCATGGGCACCATGGGGCAGTTCCGCCCCAGAGAAATGGATTTCGGTCAGTGGCTGGCGGTTGAGATCCCGCCAGAGAAACAGTTTCAGATCGAGGCCGACTGCCGCCGGCTGGAGAAGCATCCCCAGGCCGGCAGCGTCGCGGCTCAGCTCCTCCGCCAGTGCTACCACCAGCAGGAGATGCTCCAGGCCGCGGTCAATGAGATCGCGCGGCTGGAGCTCGAGCTGATGTGATCAGAACGGCATGTCGTCGTCGTGAACCACTGCGCTCACGACCCCGCCGGTGGCTTGGGCAAGGTTCTGAGCGGCTTGGGTCACTGCGGCAGGAGCAGGCGCGGCCTTGGGCTGGAGGATCTCAAAGCGCGCGTTCTCAACCACGACGGCGTAGCCCTGTGAGCCGTCGCGCTTCTGAAAGCGCTCCTCAGAGATCTCGCCGCTGACCAGCACCAAGTCGCCCTTGTGCAGCCAATCGGCGGCCATCTCGGCCTGCTTGCCCCAGATCTGGGCTTTCACCCAGAACGGGGGTTGATCCTCTCCGCGACGCTTGGGACGCTTGACGCCGAGCACAAGGTTGCAAACCATCGTGCCGTTGTCGAACGCCTTCAGCTCGGGATCTCGGGCCAGGTTGCCGGTAACGGTTCCGTTGAAGCTCATCGGTTGGGTTGCGAGGGATTGTTAGGCAGGCCGCGCAGGTTGCGCTGTTCGTAGGCCACGACCTCATCCACGGGGTAGAGGACGCGGCCGCCGATCTTCACGAAGCGCGGCCCTCGGTTCTGGCTGCTGCGCCAGTTGTCGAGCGTGCTGAGCGAGACGATATTGCGCCATCGAGCAGCCAGCTCGCGCGGGGTCAGATACTCAGAAGATGTCATCGTTCGGATCCTCTCCCACGGGCTCAGCGGCCACGGTCGGCTTCGGTTGCTTGATCTTGGCGTTCAGGTCTTCCAGC